ACTATGAAGGAAGGTAAAATATCTAAGATGTAAAATATTTATATTTGTTACTAAATTCTAATTTATGGCTACAGAAAGATTAAAGTTTGAGTTTGATGGTGATGCTTCGAAGTTTACCCAAGCAATAAGAAAAAGCGAAAAAAGTGTTGATGGATTTAGTTCTAACCTTGCTAAAGTAGGGGGTGTTATAGCAGGTGTTTTTGCAGTAGATAAAATTATGGAATTTGCAGGTGGTATAATAGAAACTACCTCTACATTTCAAAGGTTTGAATCTGTATTAACAAATACTTTAGGAAGCACGTCTGAAGCACAAAGAGCATTAGATAGGATTACAGACTTTGCATCAAAAACACCATTTAGTGTTTCAGAATTAACAGATTCATTTGTTCGTTTAGCTAATCAGGGTTTTAAACCAACATCTGATGAGATGAGAAAACTCGGTGATCTTGCTTCATCTACTGGTAAAGAATTTGTTATGTTAGCAGAAGCTATCATAGATGCTCAAGTAGGTGAGTTCGAGAGATTAAAAGAGTTTGGTATAAGGGCAGAAAAGCAAGGTGATCAGGTAACTTTTACTTTTAAGAATGTAAAGACACAAGTTGATTTTACATCTGATGCAATTCAAAACTATATACTTTCACTTGGTGATCTTGAAGGTGTATCAGGTGCAATGGTTGGTATATCAAATACATTAGGTGGACAAATTTCTAACTTAGGTGATTCATTTGATAAGATGAAGGATACTATTGGTGATGCCTTAATGCCAGTTTTAACTTCAGTAATAAACAGGTTCAAAGGATTGTTTGAAATGATTACCGATTTAATAAATCCAAATCAAGCATTAATTGACGATTTTAAAGAAGCTAAAGATGCAGTTGATAATATTGAAGAAGCCAGTTCTGATCTTACTGATACACAAAGAAAATTACTTGAAATTGTAAATGAAAGAAAAAGACAAAGACTTGCAGAACTTGAAAAAGAAATTGAACTTCAAGTTGAAAGTCTAACTAAAAAAATATCATTACAAAAAGAAGAGGTAGAAAAAGCAACAGAAGAATTTGAAAATCTTGGAAAGATTATTCAAGAATTAGAATCCAAAGAAAAACATTTAGGTGATGGAATTGAGTTTCAAAGTGAAAGATTAGTTAAACAAAGTAAAGTTGTTGAAGAAGCAAGTCTAGAATTTAATTTACTTAATAAAGAATTAAGTGAATTTAATAGAAAGGTAAATGAGATTAGATTTCCAACCGAAGAAGTAACACCAAATAAAATAAGTATTGATAATACTAAAACATTAGGTTTGGGTTTTATGGAACTCCAAAACCAAATGCAAGGAATACAAAGATTTGATATTGGATCAATAATTCCTCAAACTTCAATAGAAACTTCAAAACAATTATCTGCTTCTATATCTGAATTAAATACTGGATTTACAGATTTAAACACACTTGCTTTGACTGGTATTGACTTGAATACTGTCTTTGCTGACGTATCACAAAAAATACAAGAAGCAACAAAAGAACAAAGACAGTTTGCACTTATTACTAATATAGTTACTACTGGTATGAATCTAATGTTTGATGCACTTGCAAATCCTGAAGCGTTTGATACATTCTTGAAATCAGTAAAACAAATTATTGTTCAACTATTAAAACAACTTGCTATAATGATTGCAATAGCAGGTGTAATGTCTATAGTTAGTGGTGGATCAATGTCTTTTGCACAAGCATTTAAAAAAATACTAGGTATCGGTGATAATAAAGGTGGAGGATCAGGTGGTATATTGGGTAAAGTTTTTGGTTTTGCTGAGGGAGGTATCGTTACAAAACCAGTTATGGGTATGATTGGAGAAGCAGGTCAATCAGAAGCAGTCATACCATTAAACAGATTACCACAGATGATGGGATCAATAGGTGGTAATCAAAAAGGAGAGTTCACACTTAGAGGTCAAGATTTAATATTAGCACTTGAAAGAGCAGGTAATTTTAGGGCAAGAATAACTGGATAATGATATGTCATACGGATTACAATATTTCACAAACTTTTTTGATACAGATGAAAATAAATATCGTTTACAAATATTTCAATGGCAGTTTTCAGGAACTGCAAAATCTAATATAACATTAGCTGATAACGCAGTTACTATTGACTATAGACAAGATGAAGATTATTTTCAACCCATAATTGGTTCTACTTGTAAGATGCGTTTTTATGTTGAGGTAGGAACTGGTGGTGATAACTGGGAGAATGAGAATACTATATGGAATGAAGCTAATTTCTTTTGGGACAGAAGTGAATATGCTTTCATATTACCTGAAAACGACAGACAATACAAAGTAAAAGTTTTACGTAGATTTATAACTGGTGAATCAGATACTGGAGAATCGTCACAAGATAAATTAAAAGATGCTACTGCATCATTTACATCTAATGTTGAGGTTGGTGATTTAGTTGTAAATACAACAACTGGAAATTATGCTAATGTAGTTACAGTAGATTCTTCTACACTTTTAACATTAGATGACACAATAATTTCTACAAGTTCTGCACAGAACTATGAAATATATAGAGCATTTTGGGTAGGATTTATAATGCAAGACAGTTACACACTACCGATTGCTTCAAGACCTTATGCAGTAGAAGTTGTTGCATCAGATTTAATAGGTACTATAAATGGTTATGATATGGATATAACTACTGAAAGACCTCAAACATTTGATGTAATACAAAACTGTTTGAAAAATATAAACTTACAAAGTGGTGACGGAACTACTGGTCGTGGATTAGATTTTGGTTATAAGGTTCTATGTAGATTGAATCAATTTAGTAGTTCAACACCTAGTGGATCATCTAATGATAATCCATATACACAAACTTTTTTAAATAGCGTTGATTCATTACAAGATGAGAACGGAAATTATTTAAATGCAAAGTATGTTCTTGAATCTATATTAAGAATGTTTAATTGTAGAATATTTCAACACGAATCAACTTGGACTATAATAGATAACGCTTCTTTATCTTTAAATTCTTTTTCTGATGGTGGTGGTTCTTATTCAAAAGAATTTAAAAAATATAATAAAAGTGGCAATGCAGATGGAACAATAGCTATTGCTAGTCCAGTATCAAATATAAATAGTACAGAAAATAATAATACAATACAACCATTGAATCAAGATTTGATTAAGATTATTAGAAGACCTGCAATCAGACAAAGAGTTCAGGTAAGAATTAAAGATACATTAAAATCAAGATTTAGTAATGGTGGGTATGAAACTGTATCTTCTGCATCAGGTGGTACTCCTAGTTGGGGTAAAAACCCTGATAATTGGACTATACCTGATAGGTCTATTGCTTATGCAGTTCAATCAGGTTCTGCCGATACAAGTGGTGGACAACCAGTTGTTTTTGGAATAACACCTTACTCAGGTAATTTTTCATTAATTACAATAGGTAATACATCTTCAAACACAGTTGTTGCTTCAAATAATACTGGTTCTGTGGGTACTACTGCTGAACCAATTAAATTAGTTTTTGCAGATTACTTTTTTGATCCTGATAATACTGGTGCATTATTTTATCAAAACAAATTTAGAATATCAATCACACCAGTAACTGGTAGTACAGTTTATTGGTCTATCACAGATAATAGTTGGGGAACAGATGCAACACAAGGAATTAATTTATTGCCAACTGGGACTATACAAGAACAATGGAGACTTAATGAAATATCTATGGAAGCACCACCTATAGTTGGAACTGCAAAAATAGAATTTTTTATAGGTAGAGAAACTATACATAATAATTCTAATTTTAGAGTTTATTATGATGACGTTGTTTTACAATCGATTTCAGACTTAGAATTTTATGACACACAAACTAAAATAATTGATGGATCATTTAAAGATAATAGTGGTGTTTTAAATTCTTATGAAAACAGATTTGGAATGTTGGATGATAGTAAATATTCAAATTGCTTAGTAGATAGTGCAGGAAATACTATAACTGCATATAAATCATTTGATGAATCAGGTGGTGCAACCTTAGAAACGCTTATGAATTTTCAAAGGCTCAATGAGTTTGCTACCAATAACTACAGATATGAAGGTACTTTCCGAAAACTACCTGATAGCAATGGGTTTACAAAACCTATTGATTTACTTACTTTACCTAAATTAGCTTTTAGCACATTAACAGATGATAACCATCAAGCTATTGATAATTTAGAATTTAATGTTTCAAAGAATAGATATACATTATCTACTCACATACCAACTCAAAACAATTTATCTAATTTTGCACAGATAGTAAGTTTCACAGATTTCTATAAATTTAAACCTGAAGATTAAGATTTCTTTTCTAAGTGCTTCAAAGATTTACATTCTTCATTTAATAATTCCTTGAACTGGTTTACTTCTTCTTTAAACTGTTCAATGATTTTTCTTCT